GACACCATATTTCTTATGCATATCTTGCATATCTTTAAACCAGTTTGTACTCATACGAAAAAATCCTCCAAGGTTGCTTGTTCTTCGGCACTCCAGCCGATTGGGTTGAGTATTAAATTTAGTGGTTCGATAAATGTTTTTTCGAACTGTAAATCATAGTTAATATAGTTATGTAGTTTTAATTCTTTTGGTAATACATCTTTAAATGATACCACGTTTTGTCTTATTGAGTTTGGTAATTTTAAATATACAAACTTAATTCTATCACCATTTGTTATAAGTTCATATTTGTTATTTAATTTGTTTTCTTTAAGATAATAATTATGTAGTAGAGAACCTCTAACATGTATTGGACAACTCTTTTTAAATATTGTTTTTCTATCATGCCAATCTGTAATGTTTGTAACTCTACGAGGAAAGGCTATTTCTTCTGGTTGTAAACTTTTAAATTCTGCTTTAAAGTTAGCAATAAATTTTTGTGTTTCAGCTTCGGTACCAGATATTATTAATTTAAATGCTTCTTTAAATTTATTACGAACTATTTCGGGTGTTGATGATTTAATTGCTTCAATACCCATAATCTTAAGTTTTGGTTCTGAATATTGAACACCTTCATTATTATGCACATTAAGAATATATCTTTTCTTTGCAGTCCAGATACCAACATCTGATATTGCTTCTCTTGCCATGACCATTCTATTTTTATATGCATTATGCATAATATAAAATTCATGATATGCTTTTTCTATAGCAGGTTCGAAGTGTTCTTTACAGATTTGATCTAAGAATAAAACTGGATTCTTTGGAGTAAATTTCTCTATGAGTGGTCCAAAGTTGACGTATAAAGAATCGGTGTCAATTGCGATAACATAATCTTTATCAGTCTTAAGTAACTTGTTTAATTCTTTATTCATAGTTTGTTCAGCCCACTTAATTGCTTTTTGACCAGTAAGAGTAACACCTTCAGCAAGTGCTGGTCTAAAATATAAAAAGTGTTTGTTAGCAAGTGCACCATACAAACTATTAAGTAGAATTTTAATAGCCATTTGACGATTTTCAAGAGTGTTTATTTCTCTATCAAGTTGAACTGTATAACCTTTTTGCATTTGAGATTTAGCAGCTAACATCATCTTCTTTACTGATACACGTTCATCATAATATTCTTCAATAATTTGTGGAAGAACACCTTGAAAGTCTTTACGATAATATGTTTCATTAGCAGCTCTAACATACTTATTAGGATCATCGATATGATCTACTATTGTTTCTGGTGACATATTGTTTTGAACAATAATATTAGGATATAGAGAATTTAAATCAAATGATACTACCCATTGATATTTTTTAGGGATCGGATCTTTTACATAACCACCAGCAATATGAGATTTACCATCTTGAATTTGATAATCATCGAATTGTTGAGTAAGAGGAGTTATAATGTTATGTTGATTTAATTTTCTACAAATAATCGATTCCCATATTGCTGTAACACCAAATGTATCTTGATAATTAACACCACCTTTATAAGCCATAGTAATAGCCAAAGTAATCAGTCCAAGCTTTTCTTCAAGTCTGTCAACTAGCTGAACATCTTTCATATTATAATCGATGTATTTTTGATAATCATCTTTATAAAGATTTTTAAGTGAGCCTGATTCTTCATATGAAAGTTTCTTTTCACCAAGTACAACATAAGCAATATGATTCAATGCGTATGATTCTTGTGGACCATATGTATAACCAAACTTTTGAAATAATTCCATGTAATCGAGTGTTTGTATTCCAGGAATCTCATAAACCATATTCTCTTTGCCACGGCTCGGTATCATTCTTGGTGGCGGGATTTGTAACCCATAAGGAGAAAACTTTGATAGCCATTCAATTCCTAAGACTTTAGCAACTCGATTAATAATATATGGTATATCAAAAAATCTTGTATTCCAACCAGTTATAACATCAGGTGTAATATCTGGGTGAGACCAAAATTCTATAAACTTAGTAAGAAGTTCTTCTTCACTGTTACATTGAACATACTTAACATCTTTTATAAGAGAGTCTTCGGTTTTAAAATCGCCATAACCCCACACATGATATGTTGAAAATTTACTTGACTTATATGATATTGATAATATAGTATGAGCAGCTTGGTCTGGATATGGAAAGCCATCATCATAATCTGTTTCAATATCGAATGTACCAACATTAATCATATTACGATCAAATTGAATATCTTGTGGAAATTTATCCATCGCGTATTGTGTAATAAATCTTTTATTACCGTATATACTTCTGCCTGACACTTCAACATTATCTTTAAACCATTGACCAGCTTCGTACATACTATTAAACTCTACAGGTCCAACATATTGTCCATCTAAGCTTTTAAAATTTGTTTTAGTATTTGATGTAACATAAAATCTTGGCTTATACTGTTCTTTTTTAATAACTCTATCGCCGTTATTTGAATAACCACGATAGAAGATATTATTTTTGTATCGATATAAGTTTGTGTAAAATGCCATTATGATTCTTTTTGTTTATTCCAGTGTGATATTAAGTTTGGAATGTTAATATTATATTGTGATAATTCTTTTTGGTTTTGTTGTAAATAAAGAATTTTATTTGGAATTGTTGGTTGTGATTGAAAATTAATGTAGTGTTGTTTTAATGTAGTCATATGTTACTCCTCAATTATTAAGTATTATTATACACTACTTTTGAGGAAAAGTACACAACTTTGTTATTAACATGTTAATTAGATTGAAAATGATTCTCCGCAACCACAAGAAGCAACTGCGTTAGGATTAATGACCTTAAGATAAGATCCTCCAAACTCTGTAACATAATCTACTGTACAACCAATGACAAACATTTCTGCGATTCTATCTATGTACAAGATATCTTCTACTAAATGGCCATCTACTGGATTATCTAACATATCCCATTTATATTGAAATCCAGAACAGCCACCACCATTAACAGAAAGAAATGCATACTTTTTATCTTTAGCCCACACCATTTCTGTTAAATAGTCTTTTGCTTTTTCCGTTATGTTTATCATCTTACTCTTGATACTGAGCCATTCGGTTTTGCTAATAGTGCTTCAAAACTTACATCCGGATAATCTTTTTGTAATGATAAAAATACCTTTAAGTTCGACATAGCATCATCAAATAATCTTATACGTTTGTATATTTTTTGATCTAAGTACTTTTTAAAAATAATTTCTTTATTTTTTGCAGCTGGACCTGCACCAAGATTTCCAGCTCTTTCAACATAGATTTTATCTATGTCAATTCCTTGTTTTCTAAATGTATCTAGAAATAATTTTTTATTATCAAAGTTAGGTCTTGCAGTTACAATGATAACCTTTGAACCTTTTCTTGTTGCGTTTTTTAAAATCGCTTTAACTTTATTAATCATTCTAGCGATTGGTGTTGACGTCCTGTTAAATACTTCGGCGTTTTTAAATTCGCCGAAGTCATATTCTTCACCAGGTTTTTTCTTATATGTATTAAATTCTTGGTTATTCAGTTTTTTAACGACTTTTCCATCTTTAACAACTTTTACTTGAGCTTTAGTGATGAACATAGTTTCGTCAATATCGAAGATTGTTAATCCTTTTCCTTCAGCTTCAAGTAAAAATGTTTTAAAATTTTTCATTATAGTTATTATACCACAATTTTCTAGAAAAGTAAAGGATTAATTTCGATAAATTTTTTGAATATGATCCTCGAATTGTTCTACTTTTTCTAATCGGTTTGGCCAGAGAATATATTCTTTCTCTGGATTCTTTTTTAAATTTGTTAATAATGGAATGATTGCATTGTACAATTTATCTATTTTCTCTTGAGTGTTAAGCGCAGATGCTCCAAGAGTTTCCGCCTGTGTTGCTGCCTTTTGAACAGCTTCAAGTTCGTTCTCATCTACAGCAGTAAAACCAAAATCAAAATCTAAATCGTCTGTCATTAGGCTAGTGCTCTCATTCTTTTAACTAATCTACCAGCTCTATTTGGAACTTGTCTATACCATGCAGAATCAATCATTTCATCTGCAGCTTTATTCCAATCTCGAGAATCTACACCAGCTTTCATACCTTTGAACTTACTAAGCCTTGGTCTACCCATATTAAACATCATGTTCGCAATGATTAATTGGCATTCTTCTGGGAGTTCATCAAAGTCGGGGTATAATTTTTTGCAGTCGTCGATGACTGTTTCAACGTCGTTATCAAATGCTTCTGCAACTCTATCTTCTGAGACAGGTGTTCCAACCTCTTCTCCATATTCTGGATCAGTATCGATAACCAGATGGCCAATCCCAAAAGTAGGATACCCAAGATGATCATTATATATTTCATATTTCACTCCTTCATCAACTTCAAGTTCTTTTCTTAATTGATCTATATTCATACCATGCCTCCTTTAAATTACTATTTATAATAAAAAAGGCGGGTAAACCCCGCCTCTTTTTTTAATGTGATAAGTAGTCGTTTTCCTCGTCAGTATAAGGCCACATTACTTTTTACCGTAATATTCTTCTATGGCTTTATTATTCATCTCTTGAAGAATTTGTTTAAATTCTTTATTTTGATGAAAACCTAAAGAACACAATTCGTGTGCAACACGTTTATTAGCTGACATTTGCAAGCCAAATTGAATTCTTTTAAGTGTTTTTTTAAAGAAAGACGCTACTGCGTCGCATACTTTGCATGTATATGCATAAGTTGCTGTTAAAGTTGTCATTGATTTCCTCGTTAAATTATGTTATGTTAATTGTACGAGGCTGCTTTTCTTTTGGTAGAACCACTTCTAAATTGACAGTTAGTATTCCATCCGTTAGATCTGCACCAGTTACTTCGGTATATTCCGACAGTCTGAATGACTTAGCAAATTTACGTGCACTAATTCCTTTGTGTACGTAAGCATCTGCTTCTCTACGTTTATCTCTATTTCCTTCGATGGTCAGGATATGTTCCTTCACCTTAATTTCAATGTCTTTTTTCTTGAAGCCGGCTACTGCCATTTCGATAACATATTTGTTATCTTCTTCTCTTACGACATTGTGTGGTGGGTAACCATCGTTTGCATGCATATGTATATCTTGCAATGCATCGAAAATGTGATCAAAACCTAAAAAAGCGTTCCTTGGGAAAACAAAGTTTCCAGTCATAGTATCCTCCTGTTAAGCAAGGTTGTTGTACGGACCCGAACCATTCGGCATCCTATAATATATATAGTATCTTTTTTTTCAATTTAAACCAGTAACGTTAAATTTTTTTTCATAAGCTTCTTCAAATGCTTCTTCTCGTATCCACATCTCTTGGTTGTACCAACAGCGCTTAAAATAGTTATTATAACAATCAAGTGCTGTTTTTTGACTACAATTAAGATGTCCTTTAATAAAAAAGAACATTCTATAAGCTTCTTTAATTTTGTTTTGTTCCATTACCAATATTGTATTTCGGACACAATTCCCATTGATCTTTATCCTTAAAGGAAATTATTTTAATTTGTCTTAAAGGTGCTATTGGTTGTAGTTGTTCTTTATTTTCTACTGTTAATAATCCCCAATCGCTCATAAGTGTTGCTATAGTGTTTCTACGCCCCACATCATTCTCTTCAAGATTAGATTTTTTACCATCTAATAAAAAGAGTTCTTTAAAATGTACAATAAAATATCTTCCTTGTTTGTGTAGTATATGGCATGATTGATATAACTTATTATCTTTACGTGATGCCACACCTATACGAGTAAGTGTTTCTTTGATCTTAAGAAAATCGTCCGGCTCATTAAGTGTAACCTCTAGCATATTTGCTGGGTTCCATTCTACGATATTATTTTCTTCCACCTTTAGCCACCTTGTTTTTCAATTCGTTTATATTATCAGTGGATAGGAGTGTTAAAACTTGGCGGGCTTTTTCATTACTATAGCCATAATACTGTTTAACTACATCCAAATCACTAATTTGTTCAGGTTTGAACCATTTAGAAAACCTTTTACGCTTTCTAATTATATTTATAAAAAAATCAAATTGAAGGCGGTTATCAATATGATGATTACGGTTCATTTCATTTGCAGCTAAAACAGTATCTGGAAAGTAAGACAACTGTCGATTTACCATGTAAGATGAGTATGCTTTTTCTGTAATATCATCTATCATAATATTTTTCTTAGTGTAATTTATAGCATTACAATATTCAAAGGGATTCATAATCCTTTATCCTTTTTTACTGGTTGCTCTAACCATGTGTATTCTTCTGTATTGTTTCGTCTCCACTCTTTTTCTTTATAGCGCGTGTATAAGCTATCCCACACAATATACAAGATACCGAGAGAAACTATTATTGATAGTGCTTCTAATATCATAATCCTATTAAACTCCAACCATGATTAGCTATAGCATTTAATATAATTGCAAAGCAAGTAACTATATGAAGTAACACCCATAACGATCTAATAGAATTATGAACATAGTCGTCTTTCTTATTATTATCGTATGCATGACTACCCATAGCCTTACACCAATAATGCCATAATGTTTTTATGCTCTTTTTTGTATTCCCCAATTTTCGACTCCACCAATATAGTCTTCATAATTTATTTCAGCTTCAATATCTCTTTTTTGAAGTTCTAGGGTTGGCATTTTATTTAAGTGCAAATTATTCCAGTAAAGTTGAGGAACTGTTCGATGTCCTTCATTTTTTAAAAAATCTTTAGCAAATAAGTCGTAGCTTACGTTAACTTCTCTATATGAATAATTCCACTCTAAAAGTTTTCTTTTCAATACGTTACAGTATTGACAATCATCTTGTGTATATAATGTTAATTTAATTGAACTGGACATCTGACATTACCTCCGTTAAACATGCTACTACATTAAGTTCGTGATCAGCTACAAATGCATTTTTATATTGATAATCTGCAAGTAAAAGTACAAGTTGTGGTATTGATTGTGGTGCAACTTTATCTGTCATCCTATCGTATATAGCTCTAAAAATAGCGCTTGCATCTGTATCTATATTGTTTACTACCCAAGAACGCATACTTTTAAAATTTTTATTTTTTAAATGAGAGAATAAATCATCAAAGTTTTTATCTTGCAAATTTGAAACAATTCCTGAATCAATTTTTCCATTAATAGAGTATCTTTGTAATTCATTTAATACTCTACGCCAATCTGGTGCAAACTTAATTATTAGTTCTGCAACTGGTTTAGTATCATATTTAACTTGTTCATTATCTAATATTGTCTTACATCTATCCATGAATGATTCACATAATTCAATCATAGATTTTTTAGATGTATTGAATTCATATACACCACATCTTGAATGAAGTGGTTCAATTATTCTATTCTTAAAATTACATGTAAGAATAAATCTACAGTTTTTTGAAAATTCTTCTATAAATCCACGTAATGCTGGTTGTGTTGATTGTGGATTTAAATAGTCAGCTTCATCGAGTATCACGACTTTGTAGCCACCTTGAAGTGAAACTGATGATGCAAATTGTTTTATCTTGGTTCTTAACGTATCAATGTTACCTTCCTCAGAACCATTAATAAGAATATAATCGCAACCGAGCTCATTGCATAGAGCTCGTGCGACTGTAGTCTTACCTAAACCAGCTGTGCCAGTAAAAAGCATATTAGGGAGTTCTTTACTGTCAACTATTTTTTGGAAGGTTTGTTTTAAAGTTTGAGGTAAGACTACATCTGATATAGACTTAGGTCTATATTTTTCAACCCATAAAAAGTCTACACTCATTTCTTATCTTTTACTTCAGGTTGAGCACTTGTATCATTCATAGCATCTTCTTGTTGAAGTGCTTCACTAATTTGAATGATTTGAATACACTGGTCTCTTAAGCTACCAATAGTGGAAAGTTCTTCACCTTTAAATCCACCTCTTTGAGTTACAGCATCTATTACAGCTACTGTACTTCTACTTGCTTTATTAGCAAGATCTTTAAGTTGAGTTAAATTATCTGACATGTCATTATTCTCCGTATGTTGAGGTTTTTTCAAGTGCAATCCAATACTTTAAAGGTAATTCTTTATGTTTGAATTGCGTTATTAACTTAGAAGATATTTCTACATCATAATCTCCTGGAAGAATCTTAAGATTAGAAATACTTATGATGAAATTAAATACAGCGTCCTGTTTAAAATCACCATCAATATCAATTGAAAAAGCATTTGATGTTACATTTTGACTTTCAACAATAGAAAGACTTAATACACCGTTATTTGCTTTTATTGATACTTCGCTATGACCAAGTGTTGATGCAGCTTTTTTTAACTTGTTAAGAGTTTCATTATCTAATGTAAACTTAACATCACCATCTGGCATGGTCACATCTTTTGCAGGTGACGTTAGCGTTTCTTCTGCAGCATAGAAATATTTTACTTTAGATCTACCTGATGAATCAGAAACAGTAACAAAGTCATCTTCAAATTTTAGTGTTGGAGTATCGACTAATCCCATTACTCCAATGAATTCACTTAAATCGTAAATGCCGAAATCTTTTTCGAAGTTTTCGGTAACATCGGCAGTTGCTACCACATTTCGTGCTTCGCTAATAGTCTTAATATTCGATCCAGATTTAATCAATAAATTTTGATTAATGCCTGAAAAATTTCTTAAGATTTGTAAAGTGTTTTCACTTAATTCCATAATAAACCTTCCTTTTTAATTTTATACAAAATCTGGACCTTGTATCCAGCCTACAATACTTGTACGGCTACCTTTAGTAACAGGAGTTACTTTATGTGGTAACCAGCTTGGAAAAAAACAAATTTCATTTTTTTGTAAATTTGTTTTTATTCCTTCAAAGTGTGGTAATAACAGCAATTCACCACCTTCAAAATCTTTTGGATCGCTAATAAGAATGCTAAATGATATTTTTCTAACATATCCAAATTGTCCTTTAAAATCACCGTCTGTGTGCGTGTCATAATGTCCACTTTTGTCAGCAGCATAAACACCATATTGACAAGGTTCTAAGTGTGTAATTGCATATTTAAATAATTCATTATTTGCACGATGAATAACATTATTAAGCGCTGAATAAAATTCTCGATGCATATAAAAATCAATCCAATCAACATCTGTGCTGCGAATTAAGTTACTATCTTTATTATCACTTCCATAAAATCCTGCAGGACTAACTTTCATTGAATTTTTAATAGTGTCAATCATTTGTTGAGTAAGTCCCCATTCTTGTAACTTTAAAAATGGTTGAAGATATGTTTCACGCGGATTTAATTGATACATTTCTTGCATTATGTAAAGAGTCCTTTTTAATTTTATAATATATTATACACTATTTTTTAGTAAAAGTAAACATTTAATTTTTAATCTTAGAGAAATTTCTATCTTTTACAAATTCAATTTTCGACTCAAATTTTCCATCAAGTATATCGCCCTTATGAGATATAATAAAAGTATTACTACCTTCATCAAGAGTATATAATATCTTAAGTAGATTTTCGATTCCATCATGGTCAAGAGAAGAATCGAATGTTTCGTCGAGTACCAGTAGGTTAGTAGCTACTGAGTTTTTCATCTTTGCTATTTGTCTCCACGTAAATAGTAAAGATAAATCAATTCTTTGTTTTTCACCTTCGCTAAATGAATCATACGTAAAAGCATCTCTATGTCTAGATCTTATAGTTTCATTAAAGTTTTCATCTAAATTAAAATGAACAAAGAAATCTAGTGTTTGTAGATATTGATTAACAAGTTTATTAATTACTGGTAAGTATTGTTTTATTATTTTTGTTTTAATACCAGTATCTCTTAGCATCTCGGCTATAACACCATTATATCCAAACTGCTCATTAAGTCTTAATTTTTCTTCGAATAAACTTTCTTTATCGCTATTCATTTTTTCTAAATCTTTTTTAGCACCAGTTAAGTCAGCCGCAACTTCGCTTTCTAAATATTTTTGTAAATCTTGATTGCTTTGATTTAAAGATACAATTTCTCTATTGTTTACATTGATAGTATCAGTCTTTTTTCTTATGCTAGCAATTACGTCTTCCAATGAAGAAATCTTAGCATCAATTAATGCTCCACTATTTTCTACTCCACTTAAAGAAGTTTGAACTTGATAAGCTTCATTCTTTGTTTCAGTTATAAGTTTGTCTTTATTTTGAATAGGTTGTTCACACGTAGGACATTCATCATTTTTCTCTAAGAACATACCACGTTTTGCTATGGTTTTCATTTCCTGCTTTATAGTAGCAACATCACTTATAATTTTATTTTTTTCTGTTTGTAGTTTCTTTAATTCATCACTAGCAGTGTTTGACTCAAGTTCTTTACTTAGTTCACTATTTTCATTTTGTAAGACGTTTATTTTTTCTTGAGCTTTTTTAATTTGTTTTTCATATTTACTTCTGTTTTCCTGAGTAACTGCTGCAATATCACGTATATATTTTGTTTGTTGTTCTATTTTACTTTTAACAATATTAGTATCATTGTTTATTTTATTAATATTTTCTTTAAGTACAGAATTTCTTTCTCTTAGTATAATATTCATTTTTGAAAATATATTAATATCCAGAAGATCCTCGATAACATTTCTACGGTGGCCAGCATTAAGCTGCATAAAAGGGATAAAAGATGACGAACCTAATACCACCACTTGATGAAAACTTTTATGATTAAGTTTTAAAATATTTTGTTCAAGGATCTTCTGGTATTCTAAAGAATGCGATGATTGATTAATCATGCTTCCATCTTTCCATATTTCAAAAATATTAGGCTTTATGCCTCTTACAATTTTAAATTGAGCTTTGCCTATAGTAAACTCAACTTCAACAACTGCTTGTTTTTGATTTATAGAATTTACAAGTTGGCTCTTACTTATCTTACGATGAGGTTTGCCAAACAATGCAAATGATATGGCATCAAGTATTGTTGATTTACCTGCACCATTATGACCAACTATAAGAGTTGATTTATGTTTATCTAGTGGTATTTCAGTAAAGTAATTACCAGAAGATAAAAAGTTTTTATACTTAATAGATTTAAAAATTATCATGCTATTTCAAGTGCCTGTGCTTCAGTCATTAATTCTCTCATTTGAACTTTAATTTTGTCTTTATCCAAATCAGTATCTACTGCTTCAATATAAGTATCAACTATTTCAACTGTATCTTCAAAGCTCATATCTTCGTCTTCAACATTCTCGCCCATAAACTCATTAAAGTTTTCTGCAATCTTTAATTCATAAATATCTTGATTTTGAATGTTATCAATAAACCTGTCAAATGTAAATGGATCAGATTTTTCTGCAACTACAATTTTAACAAACTTTTTAGATAAGTTTTTACTATAGTTATTATAATCTATTTCTTTGTCATTGTACACAATTTTTTCAAATAAAGTATAATTATTTCTTATCTTTTCGATTTGTCTTGTTTCAGTATCAAGTATATGAAAATATTTTGGATCATGTGCATCTGACCAATAAAATTCCATAGGGTTACCAAGGTACCATATATTGTCTTTTTTAGATGCTGTATGATAATGTCCTGATAATACTTGTTCGAATTTTTTAAACAACTTAGGATCCATACCGCTATGAGCCATAATGCCTCTTCCTATTTCAAAGTTAGCCAATTCAAGGTGTGCACCTAACCAATCAGCTTTACAGTCTCTTATAAAGTTCATAGATTGTTCATAGTTATCTGCGCATATCCACGGAAGAAGACCCATACTCAATGATCCGTATTGCATAACAGTTGGCTCCATAACAATATGGATTTCATTCATATAATGTCCTAGACATTCTTTTAATGCATTAAGTTCATTTGTATTTTTATAATAAGTATCGTGATTCCCTGGTATAATATCCATCGTCATATTATGTTTTCTTAATTGATCTAGAAACACTCTTCTATTCTGATTAAGAGCTTTAAAATTTACAAATTTACGATGATCATAATAATCACCTAAATGCACTATTTGTTTTATACCATGCTTTTCACACTCTGGAAAAAATATATTTGTATAAAAATCTTCAGCATTATCTAAAAAAACTTCAGATGAATTTCTAATACCGCAATGTGTATCAGTCAATATAGCTATTTTCATTACATAAACTCACTTAAATCTGAATCCGCTATTTTAATTTTGCGTTTCTTTTTTTCTTTTTTAACTATTTCTTTAATTTCTTGATCTGTGGTTCGAACTCTTTGGATTCTATCTCTTAATGTATCTACAAAATGTGTAGCTGTATCAGTGGCCGCTCCTTCTGTTCCTACATCAATAAAGCTGTCAATACCAGATTTAGTTAAGTACTTCATTTTTATTTCTTGTTGTTTCTTTTCTTTTGTTATTCTTCTCAAGAAAGCATACCAAGTAATTTGTGTAAAGTATGCAAAAGCATTTGGTTTACCAGTTCTTGTTGCTGCTTCTAAATTATAGTTTCCAATTGCTTTTAAACAATTTTCAACTGCATCCATTACCATTTCTTCTCTATACGTATATCTTATAAAGTTTGCTTTGTGCGATAAACCTTCTGCTATTCTAAGAAAACATTGAGCTATATAATCTGGTACTGTAGGAATCTTTTTGTCATTTTCTCTGGCTTCATTTACTTTCTTAACATACTCAACTACAGCAGTAGAGAAATCAGAATTATTGACATAATGTATACTTTTTTTACGAGTCATTGTTTAAACCTTTATTTTATAGTATTATTATACACTAGTTTTTACTAAAAGTACAATAATTTTTTTTCTTTTAAGATGATAATTTGTATTCAAAGTTTTGTGATGTAGGATTAATGCTTATTAATTTTGCGCCATTACTAATATGAAAATGTGTAGCCATAGGTGTTAATGGTGAAAGCGTAACTAATTTTTCTATATGAGAAAGCTTCTTACAATGTTCTGATAACTTTTTTACAATTTCTTTACCAGCGCCTCTTTTACGCGACCAAACAGTATAAGCTACTGCAGTATTAGGATCTTGTTTATAGTGTGCGTTCTGACTCATTAAATCTAATTCTTTAACATTATGTGGTACATCATTAGTATAGGCAACACAAATAATACCTTCAATGTTATCTTCATACTTTAAACCAAAAATCTTACGATCATAATTCAATCTAAATTCTACATCAAGTTCTGGTCTTACAGGATCTTCTGTAACGTCAATATAATCAAGTTCAACTAATTCAGTTCCTTTAACCCATTTAAAAAAATTATCTACTCTATGTTTAAAAATTTTCATATCTATTTTCATATATTTTATTTCTCTTAGTGTTAAAAATAACTGTGTACAAGTGTGAAAAAGCATGATATAATAAAAGAGTGTATTGGGGAGAGAGGGGTATACCCTATTAATGGAAAGTATTTCTAGGTTTAAATTTAATTATTTTATTATTATCATCAGAATCGGAAACATAATCTTCTTCAACTGCACCATATTTTCTAATTAAAAAGTCATCCATTTCATCGTCTGTTAAATCTCTTAATTCATTTTGTATTTCATCTAGATTGGCATATATTTTTTTATTTCCTATATTATCGTTTTTAGATTCTTCGGTTATACTATTTAAACATCTTTTATAATGTTTTAATATATTTTTAGATGGAATTGTAGTTACAATTATATGAGAAGAATTTAAAGTTTGCATGGATTCCGGATCATCTTGAAATGACATCCAAGGTCTAAAAGCAAAGAATCTCCAACCTCTTTGATAGTCTTCAACTGAAACAACCTTTAAAGCTTTTTTTATAAGAACGTCGCCGGATTCATCACCGGTATCCCATTCAACAACTTCACATATTATTTCATCATTATTAGTAAGTTTAAATTGTTTTATAGTCATAGATCTACTCTATAAGTTTTATGATTAAATTTTTCTCTTCCGTATATTCTAAGTCTTTCATCAGCATGTAATATGCCAAAATTCTTTTTAGACTTCCAAGTTATATCATCAATGATATCGTAAAGTGCTGTACTTTTACCATCATCTGTTTTTCTTAAACCTCTTCCTATACTTTGCAAAACTCTTATCTGAGATTTAGAAGGAGATGCAAAGACTATATTATGTAGGTTCCTAATATTTATACCCGTACTAAATGTACCAAGAGAAGCAACAGTAATAGAATCTTTTTGTTTTTCTACTATAGCTCTTATGGCTTCTCTATCCGTAGCAGCAGTTTCACCAGATACAAAAAAAACTTTGCGCGCTTCATCTACTTCATCTTTTATTAACTTGTAAAGAGGTTTACCATGCTTTTCTACGTAATTATATAAAAGCAATGTATTACCTTTAAGATCAAGTGTTAAGTTTTTTATAAATGAATTACGCTTACTGTTTGTAACTATAAATTCTAATTCTTCTTGATATGTTTTTTTACCAAAATCTTTTTTAACTTGTTCACTATAATTTAATATGATTCTTTTAATTGCTAATTTTGCAAGAGTATCGTTATCTTGTAAAGCTCTTGTGCTTGTAACTCTATAAACTTTTCCAAACAATCCTTGTAATACTAACTCGTGTGTAAGTGCACCATCTAACGTTCCTGTTGTGCCAAATCTATATTCAGCTTCAGTACATTTATTCATTATCGTTGTTAATGATTTTGATTTAAATCCATGACACTCATCTCCAAACACGTTACCAAACCGATGAAACCAATCATGCTGAAATCTATATATAGATTGCCATGTGCTAATAATAACTCTTTTAGTTGTATTTTTATCTTTACCTGAATATATTCTATGACAATTTTTTTCTACATCATAACCATAAGTTTTAAAATCATTATACATTTGTTCAACTAAAGAAGTAGTTGGTACTATTATAAGAACATCTTTTTCGAAAGATGATAGCAAGTATCTCATAAGAACATATATTATTAATGATTTGCCAGAACCTGTTGGTGATAAAAGAATAGCATTCTTTCTTTGTATTCCTGTGCATACTGCATCAAATTGATAATCTCTTATTTTAAAAGGTAGATTTAATGCATCAATAAATTTCATCATAAAATCCGGATTAATTTTATTACCTTCATTAGGACTACCGTATTCTGATTCTTCTATATCAATTTCGTATTCTCTGCTCTCAGCAAAAGAAAGTATTTGTGGAAATAGTCCTGCAGATATTTCACCAGTAATTTGATTATATAATCTTATTTTACCGTCCCACAACCTATTGCGATATGCCGGCATAAACTTATAACCAGGCACATAGAAAGAAAAGAATTCTCTAAGTTCTGCTCCTACGCCTCTATCGCAGTCAACCTTTAAGATTGAATGATTTAATTTCCTGACTCGAATTGTTTCCATTTAATTATATTTGATATCGTTTGATGACGCCATTTTAAGTTGTCAATAATTTCTGTTAATGTTTCTATTACTGTTTTCCAATATTGTATTTTTTCTTCTGATTTTTGTATTTCTGGATCGCTGTCATAATAATATTCCATTTCGCCTTTTAGTACCTTTAATCCATCAAACGGATCTGGCACCCAACCTTTTTCTTTTATTGTTTCATGATCCATCTTTCCATTATAATATAACCACTTATCTTTTAACAAACGCTTTTGATCATATTCAGCTCTTCTTAATTCGAGTTTAGCTGTTGACCACATTTGTATATATTTTGCATGTAATATTGGGGTTTGACGAGAAGTATCGTCGAGTTGATTATTATTAATAATACAGTCTGTTTGCCACATTTCGTGGACTTTTTTCAAATCAATCATTATGTCTCCAATAATATATATTAACCAGTTACGCTACCAGTTACATCAAATGAATCTGTAATTGCGCCTGTCGTTGGATTAAATATTTTAATATCAAAATATGTAAATCTAAAAGACGCACCAAATGTTAAGAACGATTCAGCTCCGCTTGTTGCTTGAAACTGTATATCAGTCAATGCTACTGGTATACTATCTCTATATGTTATTTGCGCTACAGCGTTGTTTGCACTATTTAATATTGATAACGTAATATCTGATTGTGAAGGTGGACGCTGCGTAGCATTTTTAAATCTGTCTAAAGGTGTTACATTATCTTGATCAAGTATTCTTCTCATCCAATTATGCATTTCAATATAAGACTTCATATCTTCATCTAAAATAATATTTGCTAGCATTTCATTGTAAGTTAACTTATCACCTATAAATGGTATAGCTGCAATTTTCTTATATCCAATATCTGCGCTGTTCATAATAACACCAGCATGAGTAAAATCTTGGCAAAAGAATTCTAAATTCGGATAATTTTTTCTATCTATAACTAGCTTAAACCCAGTAGGTTGTAGATAATTGAAGTTAGTGGTTAATGCCATCTTTACACCTACAGTTTATTCCACCACAACTTCCTTTTATTGGTCTCTTAAGCATAGATGCTAGTGACAAGCTTGAAGCTATGAATGACATGAATACAAATAATGTTACTAAAAATATTTCCATAATACTATTTATATAAAAAAAAGAGGGACTTGCGCCCCTCTTTTGATATTATAGTACTAAGACTTAAGCACCTAGAATATTGTCAACTCTGAATATTCTGTAGTACTGGTTAGTCTTAACAGCGGCTAGACCATTAGCAGGTGTTGCGCCTACAAATGGATTTGATACCATTCCATATCTGGTTTTAAAACCAATTTTTGGCTGGAATGTATCCTCACCAACAGCACGTACCATTGTTAATGGAACGTATGGGCAATAGAATATACCAGCGTCATATGGATTAGTTCCCTTATAACCAACTGTTACATAGTTTGCACTTGCATACGGGTCAATGTATACTCTTGTTCTACCGTTTAAAACACCAGCAAAAGTATTACCTGTGTCATCAACATTTAAGTTTGTTGATAGTGCAGGTGTATAGTCTAACATACCAGCTGCAGCTAATGCAGATGCTACATCAGATGAACATATGAGGAAGTTTCCTTTACCTCTACGTGTCTCGATTGCAATCTGATTACATTCTCTTTCGATCTGTAATATTAGCCCTTTAAACTTTTCTACTGACCATCTGCCATCTGCATCTGTCTGTACGTTAAAGATACCATTAATTGCAGTATTTGATTGTAGAGCACCAGTTTTAGCTTGAGAGTTAATAGTTCTGATAACTTCTCTATTGATTTCAGCTAAGATTTCTGTTGACAAGATGTTTGCCAATTCTGTCTCAGCGTCAAGACCGTGAATTGCTTTAAGGTCTTGAGCTAATTCTAAGCTGTATTCAGCTTTTAGAGCTCTTGACTTAGCAGTCACAGTTGCTTTTTCAATAGTGAATCCCATCTCTCTGAATGAAGACTCTCCAGTTGAACCTAACTTTTCAGCTTCGCCTGTTGTCATACCACCAGCTGCAAGAGATGTAAGACGCTGATCGTCGACTGTGCTATCAGCATCGGTATCACTAATACCGTTAAGGCCTGATGCGTTATCAGAATCGTGAGTACCAGCACTGTCACCAGAAAACTGAGTCTCAGCTTCGTTGAATAGTGCTTCTCTATTTGCTGTGTCTCCACCACCATATCTTGACTTCATGGCAAAAATTAAGCCAGTTGGTCCGGACATAGGCTGAACACCACAAACGTCATATGCCATTAGGTTTGGCATTGCACGTCTTACAAGTGCGATTAATACTGGATTCCAGTTTGCTACAGATGTTGTTGCATTTCCTGGAGCTGCTTCTGAGATCAATCCTTCTTCTCTAAGAGCGATTTCCTGATTCTCAAGTACTGCAGCAGTCACAGCTTTCTTATGGTGATCTGTAATGGTACCAGCTGACTCTTCGTTCAGTACTGGTGCCCACTTTTCGATCAATCTATCGTATGATACTGTCATTTTTTAGGACTCCCTATTTATTTGCAGTTTTTTTGATTGCTTTAAGGTAAGACTCCATTGAACCTGTTGACTCAACTATTGGTGAATCATCATCTTCAACGATATCTTCCTGGGTTTTTGCAGTCTTAGAGAAATATGATTCTTTTAACTGAGCAACTTTTTGTGCAAAAGTTTCTTCGTCATCAAAATCTACGTTTTCTGCTAATGACTTTAGCTTTTCGACTTGAGTTTCAGCCAAATCTTTGGTTGCCTCTCTAATGACAGACTCCCTCTTATATGTCTCTAACTCTTCA